ATGAGACTGTTGATTTTTACAATCATTTCGGCTGCAACTGTCATTAACGTTGTCGTTATTGTGTTGGTCAATGCCCATGCTGCATTACCTCCGACTATGGATGTTACACTTACTATATTTGGGTTTGCCATTGTTTAATTCCTTTAAAGTTTTACTATTGATATGATCCAAAAATCATGGACATTGCAACATTTCTTCCTGTGTTTGCAACTGAAACTGCAACTTTTGCAGAAGTAACTGCACTATCTTGAATTGCATTCGTATCAACTGAGGCATTTGCAAGTTCAGATGCACCAACTGCATCTGCTGCAATGTCTACAGCTGTGATTGTATCTTGTGCAATGGATGATGCTTTAATTTGTGATATTGCCATTTGTTTTAAATCCTGTTGTTAGTTACTATGATTTAGGATTATCATCCTTTACCTTTTTTAGTTTTGAAGCCATATCTGAAGAAAAGGCTCCTGCATGATAAAGGTCATCTAATTGATCTCCAATTTCTGGATAGGCATCTTGTCTTTTGTAGGCATATTGTAAATCTTCCCAATCTTTTACCATTTCTGCTAATTTAGCATCTATCTCAGCATCAGATGGTGGTGTTTGATCATCATGGTAAATAATCTTACCATCACCATAATCTGACAATCCACCCCCCACTAATTCATAAACCGCTTCAATTTTAATTGGTTTTATATTTTTTCTCATAATTTTATCTCCTGTGCCATCATTGACCAAACACAGCCATTAACTACATAATTTGTACTTCCAGTTCCACTATTCTTTCTAGTATAGGTTTTAAATTTAATAGTTTGTCCAGCAGCTATTGTTGCAACATACATAGCATCATGATAACCTCCATACCCCTCATATGCTCCAGCATCAAACAATCCCAATCCATAGTTTCCACTATGTGAGCTTGGCGGGTTTGATATATGAGCATAAGCACCACCATTTTCAGACTTATAAGCATTAAAACATATAGTATTGTCCGATCCATTAGCATCAATTCGACCACTATAAAACGAAATTCTCCATAATCCATTTGTTTGAATTGCAGTAAAACTCAATTCTTGAGCATCTATTGCTACCCATGATGTAGATGTAGATGTAACACTGGCTTGGTTTGGGCCGTACAGATATTTTGTTTGAAGCACATGACCAGAAGGAAAAACAACTGCTGATGCAAGTGTTCCAGTAGCAATTGATGCAAAGTTAGATGCACCAGCAACTGTTAATGTTCCAGTACCAGAAGTCGCTATATTTCCTGAAGTACTAATTGCAACGTCACCTGCAAGTTGAGCTGTACCTATTGCATCATCTGCAATAGCAGCTGCACCTACTGCATTATCTGCAATTTTTGCAGCAGTTACTGCATCATCTGCAAGATTTGCAGTTGCAATTCCGCCTGTTCCTACATCTGCGACAACTGCACCAGCAGGAATTTTTGCAGCGGTAACTGCATCATCTTTAATAATTCCAGTTGTAATTTGATCTATGGCCATGAATCATTTTCTCCGTAATATCTATTCTTTGAAGTATTTATATCACAATATCTTCTCTTATTATTTATAAACAAAAAGGTTTCAGACTGTTATTGTACTTAGTCCTTTTTTCTTTTTGTCCTCTTTTTCTTTCTTGAAATTATCCCAGCTCATGGTGTTCTTTTTGATCACTTTTCCTGTGATTTCCTTTGAATCGGAGATCAATTCTTTCTGTGCTTCTTCTTCTACATCATACAATTTCATCTTTGAACGATCTATTCCAATCAAAAAGTTTCTGTTTTTAACAGGATCATTGTAACGATTCTTGAGTTGTTTAACCTTGATTTGATTCTGTTCTTCCAGTTCTTCAGTTGATATCAATGCAAACATCAAATCAGCAGTTGCAGGAAGTCCAAAGGACTCAGAAGTATCTTCCAGACCCACATCAGAACTCATAAACCCTGTTCTATTCAATTGAGTTGCAGATACTATAGGAAGATCACATTCAACGGCCATACCTCGTAATTCTTCTGCAATTGCTTTGACTACGAAATAAGACCCTGCATTGATGTTGTTCTTATATCTAGTTGATGTACAAAGGTTCAGATAATCCATGAATAGAATATCTGGAACAAACCCCTTCTTGATTTTCAGTTCGTTTATCAATGCACGAAAGTTGTTGACAGATGCAGTTGCAGTTGGATATTCCTTTATGATGAGTTTCCCTCTGATCTTTTTGTTCAACTTTTCCATCTTTTTATTAAACAGATCTTTGGGCATCTCCTTGAGAGTATCCATTGTAACGTTCATCAGATTTGTATCAATTCTTTCTGCAATCCTTTCTTCGGCCATTTCCAGAGAAATATACAGAACATTTCTGTTTTCAGATAGACAGTTTGCAGCCATATGACACATGAATAGGGATTTACCTACTCCTGTTCCTGCAAGTGCAATGTTCAGAGTTTTTCTAGGAAGTCCACCGGCCGTAATTTTATTAAAATATTCTAAATCGAAAGGAATCTTCTCTTCTTTTTTCCGATAGAATTCAAAACGTTCTTCGGCATTGTCAATATAGTCATGACCGATGTGAGTATCAAAACTAACAGATAAAGCATCGCTAAGAATAGTAGGGATTGCATCTTTAGAAATGTCAGATTTAGTTGATTCATCGAAAATTCCGATTGACTCTGTAATTGCATTGTAGAGTGCTTTGTCTTGGCAGAACTTTTCCGATCTTTCCACCAACCATGAAAAATCTTCGGTTGTTTTTCCGTTCTCTTTTGTTTTTTCAACATCGTTCAATAACTCCGTTGCAGATGAGAAATGTTCTTCTGTTAGATCATTTCTATCGTTTAGTTCTATGATAAGAGCTTCTTTACTTGGTGGATTAGAATACTTCTGAAAGTATTCTTTCAACTCTTGAAAGATTGCCTTATCTGTGAATTGAGAAAAATATTCATCCTTTAGAAATGGTAATGTTTTTCTCGCATATTCTTCATTATATAATAGGTTTCGTAAAATCGTATCTTCTATTCGTTCCATCTTCACTTTCTATTTTTTGATGTTCTAATTCTTCGTTGAGAATATTCAAATAGATCTGGCCGAGGAGCATTTCTAATTTACCACCTTCTTCGTCAGTAAAATCTTTATCCCTCAAATCTGGTGGAATATCCACCATATCATATTCAAATTTCACTCTTGTTGTACCATCTGGATTTTCCTCATCTGCCAATTGAACACCACCAAATGCAATACCTAATCCTGCAAATGGCCCATGTTCAATTCTAATGCACAATCGATCCTTTTCATCTGGATCTGGAAATACACTATGATACTTCTTCAGAGTTGCCGGACTCATCTCCTGTGATATCTCCATCTGTTCTCCCATAAGTATACTCTATTTTTGCATAATTGTCAAGTTGATTCAGAATGTCTTCCGTAAAATGTTTTTCTGGATCTTTTAGAATTTGTTTTCCAAATAGTTTTGAACCATCTGGAAGTTCATATCGAGTTGAAACTTTCTTAAATATTCCTGCTGCTTCAGCCATTTCCAGTAGTCCATGATACTTGTGCAATCCATCCCGATATGTCAAGAGAACATCAACCATCTTATTCTCTTTAGTCAGTCTGGATTTCTGCATCTTACAATGAATGATATTTCCAATTACCTCTGTTCCTTCTTTTTCTTTTCTCTTTGACAGGAATACGATTGAAGAGGCAGCATATTGCATTGCAGATCCACCACCCATAATTTTTGTAGGAAACATCACACCTATTTGATCATAGACATGATTGGTTACAATGAGTGGAATGTTGACCTTTGCAAGCATGAGAGTCAAAACCCGAAATGTTCCCTTGAGAACTTGAGCCTTTGTCATATCTCTTTTTCCAGTATCTTCGGAAATGTCCGACATCTCTTTTGTGGTTGACAACATTCCTAAAGAGTCCAAACATATCATCATCGGAGGCCGTTCCGACTCATCCGTTTCTCCATGTTTTTCCAATATCTTAACTGTTTGATGTCTAAATTCCTCAACTGTTGCAACTGGAATATGAAACACTCTGGATGTATCGATTCCTCGTTCCTTAAGCATATCACTTGTCAATGCAGATTCCGATTCAAAAAAGAATACTCCTGCATCTGGTTTAGAATCAAGAAAATGTTTGATCAATCCAAGTGTAAAGAATGTCTTCCCTGTGGCTGATTCTCCTGCAAGTGCAGTAATCTTATTTGCAGGAAGTCCACCATAAATCGATCCCGACAAAAGTGCATTGAATACATAAGATCCTGTATCAATATACTGTGTTACATCTCCCCCAAAAATTCCATCATCGACCAAACTACCATATTCGTTTCCTGTAGCCTTCGCCAATTCTTTCATATAATTACTCATACAAACCTTTCATCTCTTGTATATGATCACAAATTCCTAATTCTTTGGCCTCTTTTGCATCCAGCCATACATCACTTGGTGGAAGTAATTTTTCTCTTATCTTTCCATCTTTCAATCCTGTGCATTTTTTATAATGATTGACCATTCTTTCTGTAGTCAATTCATATTCTCTTACTGTCGCAAACAATTCATGTTCTTTTCCATAAGATCCCCATGAATATTGATGAGATAAAATCGATGTATTTGGAGTAAGAATTCTCTTGCCCTTTGTTCCAGTAATGAACATCAAAAGACCACACGATGCAATCATTCCCATTCCAATTGTCCGAATAGGAATTCGTGATCCTTTCATAACATCAATAAGTGCAAAACACGCATTTAAG